TGTAGCCTGCGCTCAACTGTTTCTTGCGGTTGGATTCGATCTCGTCGATAGCTTTGCGCGGCCAAAAGACCAAGCTGTTCTTCAGATAGCCGTCGCCAAAGTCCGCGTCGGTTCCCGTCGATCCGACGACCAACTCAGCGGGGTGGGTGTCCGCGTCGACCGGCACATGCTTCGATAAGATAGGAATCTGGTTGAAGGTCTTTACAGCCTTCTTCAGTTCCTCCGGGTCGCGGTAGAGTCGGTACTTCTTCTCCGGATCGAGGCCAAGCTTCTGCGCGTCTGGTATCTCTTTACCCAAATATTCGCAGACGTTTGCCTTCGAAATATTAGCCTGGTCAACGTGCATGCGCCCATCGGCATCAAACTTGCGCGTCGAATCTTTGTCGAATGCCAGCACACCGGGGAGCGATCCCTTAACGTCGAGCGCAACGTTACCGGACCAATCCATCGCCATATCGAAGCCAGCGATATTAGCCACCCGCGTCTTCTGCCCGCGCTCCTGACCCCGCGTCACGCCGGCCAACCGCGCCTCGCGCTTGTCCACGGGCGAGAACCGGATCATCGGGCCGCGGCCACCACCGGGCACGGCGCGCTGCTCCATGCCGTCCTTGGCGGGCTCGGGGAACTCGCGGGCTCGTATAGCGTCTGCGCGCTTGGCTAGGTCGCCGCGGCCGTGCATTCGGGCTTCTTTTGCGGCGGCAAGGAGAAGCGAACGATCATATTTTCCAGATTTCTTGATTGGATACTTTTTCTCACTAGACAGCAGGAATTCGCTCCCCGCCATATCCTCGCGCTTAGGCGAACCTACGCGGCCAATCTCCTGGTGCGTGCGCTCGGAGAGCTTACCTTCGTGGCGTTCCTTAGTCTCAACCGATTCATCCTTGACTTCACCACCCTTCAGGCAGTCCTCGATCGTCGCCCTCACGCCAGGGTGCGTCTTCTCCGGAAGCTCGTCAGGGTAGACCCAAGCGTGGTCCGAGTGCTCTTTATTCAAAGTCGGCTCGAACTCGTCCTCGACTGGCAGCGCGAAGGTTGCGTGGTCCCAGCCGAAGGGCGTGCGACGCTGGTCCAGGGCCTTGAGGCACGAGCGGGCGTCCTCAGCTTCCGGCCGCACCACGCCGTTCAGGCAGTCCTCGCCGCACTCCTCGCGAGCCTCGCGCAGGGCGGCGTCCTCGAAGTCCTCGCCCTCGTCGAGCTTGCCTCCGGGGAAGGCCCAAGTGCCGGGATAGTTGCTTTCGTCGTCGGCGCGCTTCAGGAGCAGCGCCTTGCCGTCTTTGGTGACGAAGGCTAGGCTGGCCGCGCGGCCGACGGGTTCTGAGGCATCGTCACGAGCTTGGTTGCCTGAAATCAAATCTTGATATTCTTTAATCTTTTCCTTTGGCTCATCTGCTAGAGCACGAAGACCTTCGCGGTATCCATCGGAAAAATCGACAGATTTTTCTTGGATATGCTTAAAATCTCCACCCTTTTTTCCCTTCTTAATCGCAAAATCAAACCCAGACTGCTTCTCAACGCTTTCTGGAGTCGGTTTCTCTTCCATCTTATAAGGAACCGGCTGCATCTTATCGACATCAGAGACAAAAACAAAATGACCATCGCCGTGATCTTCTACACGACCCGTCGTCTTAGTTACTCCACTGTGCTTAACATCAATCTTGTATTCAAGGAGCGATCCCACCGAATCAAGAAGATCGCCCTTTTCGTACGGACGAATAGTCCCATTATTTACGATATAATGAGCCGTTCCGGGACGATCTTTGTGAAAGGCGAGCGGCGGCCGATTTGCGTAATCAATTTTCTTACTAGAACGGCTCTCATTATTGCTACTGCGTCCACTGCCGCCAGGAGCCGACGAAAATTTTCCTTGATTTCGAGGATGCTTACCTTCTTCCCAATTAGCATCCTCACCCTCGCGCCGTCCACCCACCGGCACGCCCGAGTTAGCCGCGCCGCCCAGCGCGGGCACCTCGTCCTTCGCTGCGTGCTCCGGCTCGGCCTCCTCCTCGGTGAAGAACTCGCGCAGGAACTCCAGCCCGCGTTTGATCGCGGCGAACTTCTCTGGGGCGAGATCCTTGGCGCGGGCGGGGAGCTTGCCGCCGGGGTCGGACTCGGTGAACTCCTCGCCGACTTTCTTTGGAATTCCCAGTGTCGAGTGCCCTGCGGCCGACGCGAACATCGCGCGGCGCTGGGCTTCTGACTCAGCTGGATCTTGGGCGATCTTCGGGGTCATCGGCTCAAACTGAATCCCATGGTCGCCCTTTTGAGGCGATCTGTGATCCCATAGGCTGGCACAAATCTCGACTGGAATACCGCTCGGATACGCCGCACAGGTGTACCCCGCACCCTCGCGAATCCCGCGATAGTGTTTGCAAGGCGCCCAGCACAACGGACCAAGATTAGACGCGGCAATCGGTTAACCCTCCATGATCCACTTAAGCTGAGCCTGCTGCTCATCGGTCGCCAACCCCATCTCGACGCACGCTCCGAGCTCTGCGAAGAACTCGGTCTCGTTGACCAGACTATATCCAGCCGGCGCGCTACCTGGATTCTTCGTCGCTGCAACCCACGCTTCCTTCATCCGAGGCTGGATACCAGGTATCCCAACCTCGATAGAATGAAACCCCTCGTGGATTCCAACGTGCTCGGGTTCCCGCGTCATCTTTCCGTGGAATAGCGGCTCGGACTTAGCGGCCTTCTGCAGCACTTCCATCGGCTTCGAAAACCAGTACGTATTGAACCCGATTTCGAATTTGTGCTCGTCGAAGTAGCCCATTGAAACGTCGTCGGAATTCCGACGATCCATGATATAGACACGCTTGAGCTTCGCCCTGGGGTACTTAGCGACGAGCCCGGTGATGATATCGCGGATCGGCGCGCGGTAGTCCGGGTGGGCGAGCCCTAAATCAAACTTGATCATACGCCTTGGAAGAACCCGTTGGGCGACGCAGCAATCACCGCACCTTCCCCTTGAAATCTATAAATCCATAGCCCGAGTGTAGAAACGACCATCTGATAATAGTACGCCCCGACCCCCGTCCGCACGATCCCCGCCGAGATTACCTGCTGCGGCGCGCCATTGGGCGGCGTCAGCTCCAGCGTCACGGTGCTCGGGTCCACTGGCGTGCCAACCGAGCCGTCCGCGTTGAGCGCGTTGAACTGGGTCGACATCTGCACCAGCGAGTTGATAGGGTACGCCTTCATATATCCTTCGCCGTGGACGAGAATCCCGCCTGGTCCGATCCGCTGTCCGCATCCACCAGCTCGTCGACCGCAGTCGCGCTCCAGACCGAGACATCCATAGCGGTCGCCAGCGCGAGGATGACCTGTGCGAGGAACCATTCCGCCGCGAGGAAGCCGTCGTACGAGACGCCGGCCAGCAGTTCAGCGCCGAGGAAGCTATCGACCGAGACACTAATCGCAAGGAGCAGCAGCTCGGCGACGAGCGGGCTGTCGAACGCGAGCGTTGTCTTCAGTTCACCCGCAGTCGTACCGTCCTGGGCAACCCCGCGAAGAACCTCGCCAGCTAGCACAGCATCAGATGAGACCCGACGCAGCAGCTCGGCGGGCATGCTTCCGTCGAAGCGCAGCGTAGCGATCAATTCACCGGCAGACAGCGCGTCAGACTGGACCGTCGCCTTCAATTCACCAGCGACGAAGCCATTATTAACGATCCCACGCAGTAGCTCGGCCGCAGCGAATCCATCAGCACGCACCGTTAGTAGCTGGCTCAGCAATTCGCCGGCCGGCGCCCCGTCGTAGCGCAGCGTGAGCAGCAGCTCGCCAGCCACGCTCGCGTCCTTGACGACGCCTCGCAGCAACTCAGCTGCGGTGTACGCGTCAGACTGGACCTGGCGCGCTAGCTCCGCGCCGAGGGTGGCGTCCTGCGCGATGCGAGCACTGAGTTCGGCTGCGGTAGAACCATCGTAGCGTGTACCGCGGAGAAGCTCGCCGGTCGGCACGCCATCAGACTGGACGCTACGAACCAGCTCTCCGGCTACGAAGCCGTCGGGCCGCGTTGTCTGTAATACTTCGCCGGCCGTCGAACCATCGTATCGAGTACCGAGCAGTAGTTCTCCCGCTACGGCTGCATCGGACTGGAATGCACGGGTTAGTTCACCGGCTGCGCTTCCATCGTACCGCTGCGTTAGCAAGAGTTCGCCGGTCGCGAAACCGTCGTCGATGACTCGGCGTAAAACCTCAGCCGCTAGGAAGCCATCTTGCTGGCGACCGAGCAGTATCTCTTCGGTTACGAACCCATCGGCAGTGACGGATTGGAGCAGCTCGCTGGCAGCGTAACCGTCCTGTTGACTACGACGGAGCACCTCGCTCGAGAGGTACCCGTCATAGGTGACCGTGATGCCGGTGCTCGTCGTCTCATTAATATACGTGCCCGGCAGGATGTACTGCCGCGTGCCAGTCTCGTTGACGAAGAGCGGGTTCGGGAACCCCGGTACGATGTACTGGCGGCCCATCGGCTAGGCCAGCGGGATCGGGAAGTTCGGTTCCACGAAGAACGTCGTCGAGGGCAACGCCGCCTTGATCGTGCTCCTCAGCGACCCGACCAACTGCGGTTGCGGCGCGCTCAGCGTCACGGTCATCGCGAAGCGCATCATCGCGCGGAAGGTCGCCGTGCCGTCCGTGACGCTCGTACCGTCCGTCGCTCCCGTGTAGCCCCCCGGCTGCGACCCGGCCGTCGTGCCGCCAACGGAGCAGTACCACACCTGCCCAGTGCCGTTGTTTAGCGTGATCATCGCGCCGGTCGCGTAGATGTGGCTGTTCGTGCGGATGTTCGTGCCGCCGAGCGCGATCAGGCCGCTGTCCCAAGCGCTCGTGTCGGCGGGCCACAGTACCCCAGGCGCTAGGTTGTTGGCCTTGGTGCCACTGCCCAGACTGGCGAGCGGGCTGGAGGCCGAACCGAGGTACTCCACGTCGTGCCATATCTGGTCGTTCGCGGGCAGCGTGCCGGTCGTGCTGTAGAAGATGCCGTAGAGCGTGACAGTCTGGTTGCTTCCGGTCGTCGTGTTCCAGACGGGGATCGGCATCGACTCGAAGGGATCAACGAAGGTGCTGTTAGCCGTCGTCGCAATGGACCAAGAAATAGTCGTCAGCCCGTCCGACGCGCCGCCGGTGCGCACGATGGAGGTGGAGGGGGTGAGCGTGCCTTCATACCAGTAACGTTGCTGCTGATATGTTGTTCCAGTACTGTCGGATATAACGATATCTACCGTCGAACCAGGAGCGCCTGGAGTCGCAGCGACAGTAACACCACTGCCAAACTTGCAATTTACGGCCATGACCCTATAGCTAGCAGCGACATTGGAGCCGAATATTGTTCCGCTCGTCATAGCAGAGAAGTCAACGCCCTCGCAGATAATGATACCGGAGAATGAGTTTACCAAATTAAATAAATTTGTCGGGATCACGCTTCCGGCAGCAAAAGCAATGCTGTTGCGCCAGACAAAATCGTCCGATGTTATGGAGATGCTCTGCCCGACGGCACCAAAGGATACGCTCGTATTGTTCCACCTAACCTTGGAATTATGACCAGATAGACCGACAGTGATATTTGCGGCACTTCCTGTCGCCGGGATATAGAAACCACAGTTATCAAATAACGCTAGCTGATTTAAATTAGCGGCACCGATCTGAATAGACGTGCTGTTTGCCCCATTTCCAGCCTGAAACACTACTCCATCAAAATACTGACGGGCTGAAGAACTGGGTGCTGTCAAATTAATATTTGAATTTCCTATCGTAACAATCTGCGACGTACTCTTCATATTAGAACCACCGGGCGGCACAGCGGCGGTATGGTCAACGTCGTAGGCTAGAACGAGTGTAGCGCTCGCCGTCGTCAGTGAAATCGCTGCTCCTTGAATTTCAGCGTGATTATCGGCAATAAAGACAGCGCCCGTTCCTGACCATGCCGAATTTTGCGTGTAGATGAGACTTACTCGCGCTATCGGCGCGCCCCACGCGCTAAAGTTCGATGCCGCTCCGAGGCTCGTCCACTTCGCCGTGTTGTCGGTCGTGACCGTCCCGGCCGTGGCGGAGAACGTCGGGATGCTCGACCCGATGTTGCCCGAGGTCGTGACGATCTGGAGGCTCGACGTGCCGGGATCGTAGATCACCAGGCCCGTGGTGACCGCGACGCTGACCGCATGCTGCGCGTTCCACTGCGGGCAGAAGCTGAACTGGATCGTGTCGCCGTTGCCCACCGAGCCGGCGGCGTTCGCCGACATCACGATGAACGTGTTCGTCCCCGACGTGTACATCGACGATATCGTCGTGCCGGGGGTGATCGCCGTGCCCGACGTGCTGTCGTAGACGTAGCATCCCTCGGGGATGCCGCCCGCCGGGAGGCCCGAGGTCGCGAACTGGAGGACGTTGCTGCTCGTCGCGGTCGAGGCGTTCGTCGTCGCGGTCTTCGATCCGGGGTAGTCGCCGTTGACCCCCGGCTGCCCGGTGCACTCGAACCAAGTGATGTTCGTGTTGTCGATGACCGAGCCGCCCTTGGTGACGACCCAGGTCGGCTCGCTCGCGCCCGTCGTCTGCGCACCCGTCGATGTTGCCGTCGGAGCCGAGACAAACACCCGCTCGTTGCCGATCGCGGGCGGCGCGTTCTGCCGCGTCAGGTGACCCGGCGAGATGCTTCCCGTGCTCGGTTTCCAGGGCACGACTGCGCCGTAGTAGCCGGTGCTCGGGATGGCGGCGGGCTTGAGCGCCACGATGATCGCGGCCCAGCCTGGCGCGGTCGTCAGCGTCGGCGCGTAGGTAACGGCGAGCGTGCCGCCGTTTATGACCCATCCACCGCCGAGGAACGCATTGGTCGCGGTCGTGCTCGTGTCGAACGGCGCGGCAAACGGCGGCGTCGCCTGGTTGGCGTAGGTGCCCGCCGTGAACCCGACCATGCCGATGAACAACTCGCCCAACTCGGCCGGCGCACCCGCGCTGGCAACCGATGGTGCGTTGCTCGTGCCGTTGGCGACCGCAGTGACACCCGAGTCGATCGACGAACCGGAGACCAACTCGCCCGTTACGTAGAACGCCGACATCGAGCAATGATCACCCGAGGTCTGCTTCGTGTAGGTCAGCGTCGCACCTGTCAGCGCCGCGACGTTGTTGCTGAAGAAGAACTGCGCGAAGCCCGAGGTCGGCAATCCCTCTGATGCACCCGAGGGGATCGCGTAGCTGTTCGTCCCGCCGTCGCTCAGCGTTCCGGCAGAGGTTGCCGTAGCCTCAACGATTGCCACGCAGATTGCGGCACCGGCCGGGACCGTGATACCTGCGAGGGTGAGCGTCGCGCCCGCGCTGTTGTTGCTCGTCCCGAGGTCGACGATGTTCCAGCCGGTGTTCGACGAGCAGTACCAGGCTGGTGGGCTGATATTCGCCACGAATTACTGCCCCTTCGCCGCGGCCACGGTGACCGCGTTGCCGTTGAGCGTCGTCAGCAGCGTCTGGAGAGCAATCACGCTCGCGAGGTTGAACGCGACGGTCAACCGCGCCGCGCCGATGGTATTGAGAAACGCGCCGATCGTAATCGCCGTGATCCCGGTGGCCGTCAGGAACGCCTGCCGCACCGCCAGATCATTCTCGGCCTGGGTCGAGTAGTTCGTCGTGTAGACCGCCGCTGCGCCCAGCTGCTCTACCACCGAGACATTGGCTGCGATCTCATTGGCTTGCAGGGACGCCGCGAGGCCGGTCGCGTGGTTCGCCAGGAGCGTCGCCAGCGCCGGGTCGGTGTTCGGGTTCCACAAGTACGTGATCTGGTGCAGCGCCGCGAGGTTGTCGGTGTGCTGCTCAACTATCCAGGCGCGACCGTCCCGCTGCAGCTGGTTAGAGAGGACGACCGAGGTGATAATCGATGCGTTCGCCACACTACGTTGAGCTCCCCTGCGTGCGGATGTCCGGCACGCCCTCCCAGGCGGCGGAGCCGGCGACCGCGAGCAGATTGACCCAGATCGCCTGCGCGCCAGCCGCGCTGCCGTTGCCGGCGCTCGCGGGCAGGTTGCCGGGCGCGGGCACGGCGACGGTCTGCGGCGGCGCGCCGCTGGTGAACGCGGTCGCGCTCCCCGGCGCGGTCTGGCGGTTGGCGATGGTCGTCGCGTCGTTGAGCGCATTGGCCAGCGCGATGTTGATGGCGTCGGTGCCGGGCAGACCAGGGACGATCGACTGGATGATCTCTGAGACGCCGGTCAGCGCGGTCGCCTGATTGTTGTTGTTGACGAACACCTTATCGTAGAAGTTGATATTGGCGCCGCCCGAGACATTGGCCGTAGCTCCCACGAACAGCCGCGTGATGCCGGTCGTCTGCGTCGAGGTACCACCCGCGAGGGCCGTACCACCAGTCGACCCAGTGAGGTCGAAGCACATGCCATAGCCGACTTCGTACGTCGTCGTCGCGTCTGGGGTCGTGCCCCAGTTGCGATTGACCGCGACGAAATCCGCGCCCAGCGTGTTGGGGTTGACCTGCAGGATGCGGCGGATCTGATTCGGACCCGTGCCGCCCGTCGTGCGCAGCACCATCTGGGGCGCCACGGACGCGCCGTCGCCGGACTGCAGGTGCGCGATCGGCGGGTTGATGAGGCTGGCGTTAGCCGAGCCCGACTGCATCGTGTGTGCAGAAATAACGAGGGTCGACGAGATGACCGCCACATCGCCCACGGCGAGTGTTCCACCAGGATTGGCCAGCGCGCCGATCGCGCCGGAGCTCGTAACGCCCGACAGCAGCCGCTCGGCGGCGATCGTGGTCATCGTGACCTTGGTCGTGCCGTTGAGCGTGGTAAACGCCGGGGTCTGCACCACGCCCGTCGCGTCGCGGTAGCTGATCAGGGCGCGGGTGGCGGTGTCTGAGGCGGAGGAGGACACGACCTGGAATTGGGTCGTGGGGGATAGGGCGGTTCCGTTGAATTCAACGCGATTATTGAAGTTGATCACGCCGCCGACGGTCACGCCGTCGGCCTCGGGCATCTGACTCGCGCCGTAGAGCACAATGTCGGAGATAACGATCGAGATTTTCCTAACTCCTACAAAGGCTTATGCGGCTAACGCAGTCTTAGCGAACGTCTCCCGCAGCGCACGTCCCGCGCACATCTGCGGGCTAAGTAGCCTCGCGAACCGCGCGAACTGGCGCTCGTGCTCGTCGCGCCAGGCGATGCCCTTGACCGGCACGTCGTCGTAGAACGCGTCGAGCGACTTCGAGAAGTGCACGATCTCGTCCCAGGGCTTCGAGAGTTCGTGAGGCTCCGCCACGACCGGGCGTCCCAGGTGGAGCGCCGTGGCGCACCGGCTGCTGGAGACGCTGCCCATGCCGTCGAACGCGCGGACCTGGACCACGATCCTGCCGCGCGAGACCAGCGCATCGCGGCTCCCGCCATCGGCGAAGCTCGTCACCGCGCCGCCGCGCTTGGTGAACCGTTTGGCGAGCTTCTGGAAGATCGTGCGGCGACGGTCGGTCACCGAACCGTGGAAGCTGAACCCGTGGTCGGGATCGACGCGAACGCGGCGCACGAGGCTCGGCGCGTAGCCCAGCTCGACGTACGCCGTCGGCGCATGCTGGCTGTACCACTCCAGCGTGTCGTCGCCAGGTATCAGTGTCCAGATGGCGTCGGCGTAGCGCGCGGCCTCCGGGAAGATCGCCTGACGGTCGACCATCGCGCGACTGATGCCGCCGTTGAAGCCTTCCGGGGTCGGACGCTCGGTCGCTACGATCAGGAATCGCGCGCCGTGGCGGTGGGCCTCGGCCATGCGGTCGACGACCGTGGCGGAGAAGCCCTCGAACAGCACGTTGATCCGATCGGTCACGACCATGTCGCCATGAGATACCTTGTGGCCGAGCGCAGCGAGTTGGCCCGCAAGGATATCGCGCGGGTCCTCCAGCGTGCGTTGGCCGGGGCGTGTGTGGTTGTGCAGGTAGAACTGGAAGTTCACGGCGGTGTTACACGCCCTGCGGCGGTCCCGTCACGATCTCGACGCTCGCCGGCACCTGCGGCGCGGCGGTCACGGTCACGTCGAGCGACGCGGTGAACGCGGCGCCGTCGATCGAGCAGCTGAGGTTGACCACGTCAGTGCCCACCGCGACGGCGGTCAGGGTCGCGGTCAGGTCGTCCGCGGCAGCCGCGAGCGTCTCCGTGGCCGGGGTCGTGTTGCTCCACGCCGGGGGCGTGTCGAAGGTGGGGCTTGCGATCGGCTGTCCGTTCGAGTCCAGCACGGTGATCGAGAGCGCGTCGGTCTGACCGACTTCGAGCGTCAAGGCCATGATTATGTGCTCCTGCGGCAAGAGTTCGATGGCGATGCCGCGGAAGTGCAGCACCGGACGGCAGTGGTGGAAGGGTCTGCGTCTGAAGAAGTGGGGCCAGCGGTGGTGATGAGACACGGGATCAGAAACGACCTAAACCGAAGAGCAGATAAAGTACGAGAAGGAGAAGGAGTATCCCACCGATGCCTATCCCGCCCTGAGCGCCCCAGCGCGTATAGCCTCCGTATCCCCCGCCGAAGAGGAGCAAGAGCAGGACGATGAGGAGGATTAGGCCCATTACTACGAGAATCCTAAAATAATTGGCTTAGCGATACAGCGGCAATTTGGTTCAGAACCGGGCCAAATCCTTTTGTTCAACGCTGGGTCGAGCCACCCTTCACGGAGGTCAAAAATTACGCCATCCTTTGATGCTTGAACATGCGTAGGTCTCGGTTCTCGGCCCGCAGAAGAATGAACCCACCGGGCTTGAGTGATACCCAGTTCCTGCTGACGTACACGCTGTAATGTTCCACTGATTTTATTGTTCTGATCTCTTGCAATAAAAGCAGCGCGACGGCGCGTCACTCCAAAATTATTTTCCAAATCATCGGTCAATTGTTTTAAATCACGACCAGTCTGAACAGATCGCTGCACAAAACCTTGTACTTGAAGGAAATAGCGTTGCGGAATACTTTTAATCAACGCAACGTTTTCTTCTACAGCAGACGAAAGTACGTCTTGCATCGCGGCGGTCATCCGAAATTTCACCGAAATACCACCCTTCTCCAACGTGCGACGCAAGGCCACGTCGCTGCGATCGGCAACGGACTTCGCGAAGTACGCGGCGAGCTCCTTGGCCGCCTCGTCGAACCGCTTCTGCCAACGCCGCGCCAGCCGGCGAACAGCAGCGGCGAGCCCGCGCGCCGGTGACTCATCCTGCGCCATCTCTGGCGTGTTCTTGCGCCACGCGGCCTTTACGAAATAGAGCACGCTGCGCTGCATAGATTCGATAAGCGCGTCCAGCTTCCTCCGGTACGCGGCCTCGATGGCCGGCGACGGGCGCACCGGGTCGAGCGTGTCGCGGCGACGGGGCTTGGCGTCCAGGCCGTGGGTTGCGGCGAACTCGGCTGGAGTCATCGCACCAGCACAGCGTTCTTAACTCGCTGCTCAAACTCCTGCGGTGTCTCACCCGGCTCGCGACTAACGTAGTAAATCTTACCGATGGCATCCACCATGCGGCCTGATGAATACGTTGGATCAATCAGCTGACAAAACCACGAAAACAGCTTGTGCGTATCAGCTAATAACGTAGCAGATTCAGTTGTCAATTCTACTTCTTCCACCACCGTAGCCAACGCCTCGTCCTGCTCCCGGCGTAGCTCCTGGAACCGCGCGCCGATGGCGTTGAAGTCATCGGCCGCGAAGCCGGTGTGACCGCGCTCTTCGCCGGGCGCGTGACCACTGACCCATCGCGTCACGCACGCGATCGGCTTCTCGCTGTTCTGCGAGGCGTTGCTCTCGGGCGCGTGGCAGTGGACGCAGACGCCGGAGGCGAAGTCGTGGGACTGGATGGGGTGGGTCATCAGTCTGGCTTCGCCACATCCTTCGCGGGGAACCCGCCAGTCGTCGCACCGCCGAAGTTCGCGGCCTTCGACGTCAGGCTCGTCGCGAGGCGGCTCGACGGATCCTTGACCTTCGGTATCGTCACCTCGCCAGGGGTGCGACCAAACACCTTCTCGGGCTGATCTTCGTGCTCACCGAGTTCCGGTTCCTCACCTCCGATCAGGTCCGTGTCGTCCAGCGGATCGGGTTCAAGCAAAGGCTGACTGAGGTCGAGGCCGTTGAATGGGCTCTCCTTGTCGCCGGCGATCGCCTCGCGCACCTCGTCCGCTGTGACCGCACCCATCGATAGATACGCCTCACGCGTATCGGCGCGGGTCTTGACGACCGCGGCCTCGCCAGCTTCGTCCAGCTGCCACAGCTGCTTGAAATCATACGTTATATCTGGATCAATATCGCCGAACTCGGAGAGCTGAACGAAATCCACCATCCGGTTGAGATTGTCCCGGAAAAAATGTTCTTGGTACGCTGCGATCCAATCGTAGAACGTGCGGATTTCACCCTCAGAACTTGCATTCAATCCTGCAGGCTGAATGCCCAACAGCTTAACCAGGGGTATCTTCGACACAGATGACATATGTTCTTGAGTGGCGGCTTGAAGATTTTCAAGCCCAGCCAAGCTCGCGCTAACGTTATCGAACTCCTCCAAATCCTTGTCGAGGATCATCAACCCCTGATTGTTGCGCATCAGGTTGAACAGCTCGGCGCGGTCGAACAGCTGCTGACCGTCGCCCTGCATCGACTCGCCTAGGTTGGTCTTGAGCACGAATACCGTAAACGACCAGATGAGGTCAGCCACCGCCTGCCGGGTGCGCAGCCAGTTCTGCACATACGGCATGGCCATCTGGCTCATGCTGAGGCCGCCGAACGAGTAGGCCGGCTTCAGCAGGTCGGGCACCTCGCGCCCGATGAACGTCAGCAGCCGGGTAGCGTGGATCTCGGTGCCCATGACGAACCACGTGGTGGGCTTGTACCAGTCCTCGCGCAGCGGGTTGGCGCTGTCGTAGCTCGTGGGGTACGTCCACACCGGCTCAACGTTGCGGAACGCCACCACCGGCCGCTCGGGCGAGACTTTGAGCTTGCTGAGCGCGCCGCGGCCGTCGCCTATCGGCGTCTTGAGCTCCTCGCGCTCGCTGGTGTAGCCAGTGTCGATGTACACGTGCCCGCGGCCGAAGAACCCGTCGTGCACCGCGGCCTTGGCCAGCACGTCCATGACCTTGAGGCGCTTGCACGCGTCCTCCAGGCGCTTGATGCGCTCGGTCTTCTTCTCCTTGCCCGCGCTCTGGAACTCGATGCCCTCGCGGGTCATCTCGTACGCGATGGTCTCGGTTATTGCGCGGTACTCGGGCCGCTGCGCTAATTCGCTGAGCAGCTGGTAGCCCAACCAACCTTGACCCTCGGCCAGCGCCGAGCTAGCAGCCCACTGCTGCGACCACGCGACGACCTCGATCGTCTGCGAGTCCAGCGCCATCTTGGGCTCGTCCTTCGGCACCACACCAGGGAAGGGCGGGGCTGCGCTGAAGAGCGCCTTGACCCGCTCGCCCTCCGCGAGCATCGACGCAGCGCGCGCCTTCGTCATCGACTGCGCTCGGCCCCGGCGCAGCGCAGCATCTGGCACCCTGAGCTGCGGGCCGGCGCGGTTGCGCGCGACCGCCGCCTCAAGCGCGGGGATGGTCGGGGTTACGAGCTTTAGGTTGGAGGGCATCGCTTCAGCAAAATAAGCTCCACGTGCCCGACTCACCTGGGACCGACGTGTTGTTATCGATTATCGACTTCCAGGTAACACCGTCCTTGAGAACGTGCTGCCCTAGCGCGTAACCTCCCGCGGCTATCTGCGCTACCCGCGCTACTGCGGTGAGCGGCGTCAGCGTCTGGTTACTGTTTGTCGTCGCTACGGTGATGGCCAAAGGATAACGCTCCTAGAACACGTGCTGTATGGCCGGCGCACCGGACGCGAAGCTCCCGCTCCTGCGGCCCTCGAATATCTTCGTCTTGACCTCGGCCTCGTCGTCGCCCCAGACGACCACGCCCTGGCGCACCAGGTCACTCTGCGCGTTGTCCTGCGCCCAGCGGGGGAAGTCGCGCACGTCGTCGACGTGGTTCAGGCGGTACCCGCCGTATAGAGTGGGGTCCTGGCCAACGACTTGCGCCACCTCGCCGATCGGCGTGCCCTCGACGGCCGGTCCGCGCAGCACGACGCCGCCGCAATTGAGGCCATTGGGATGCTTGCAGGCGATGATCAAGATATTAATATCCTCAGTTAGCTATCGATAGCCTACTTTACCGGCCCCCTGCGGATCGCGGGCTCGATACAATAACGCATTGGACACATACAGCCCCGAGCCACTGACCGGCTTCTGCGCGCCTTCGGTCGGCTGCATCGCAGTAACGACCGTAGCAACGCGAGCCCGCGTCATCAATCCCTCGGATATCTTCATCTCGCCCAGACCTCGCGCGAAATCGATCACGACCGCATCGGCCAGGTTCGGCGACTTCGTGCCCTCCGGTGCCTTGTCGATAGCGATCTTCCCGACTGCCGTGGTAGCGAATGTCGGCTGACTCAATTCGGCTGCCAGCTTCAACCGCATCCTAGGATTATCACCCTGGTCGATCGTGGCGGACAGCGAGACGATCTCGTCCGGGCTACACCGCACCTTGACACCGTCCTCGTCGCCCACGATCCAACGGTGCGTCTTACGAAACCGCTCCCGCAGAGCCCACCAACTCTGGGCCTTGCAATTGGCAAAGAAGTCTTTGTTCTTGCGACCGCGCACGTCCTGGCCATCGGGGTTCCACACTGCGCCCGAGCCGCGGTACGGCGTCGCGCTGATCTTAGGTTGACCAGCCGAACCACGCTGGACGTTCACCACACGAGCGTCGCCGCGTACCCCGGCGCCGAGTCCGTCAGAATCGTAGCGAAATCCTTCGAGTCCGAAATGGTCACAAATGCGGAACGCGCGCTCCACCGACTTGAAGATATCCGCACCCTTGCCGGGCCACTCCTCCAGCCACTTGACCTCGACGCCGTGACGCACGGCGAAAGCCAACAGGTCGCCGCCCTCGTCGGCCACGTCCAGTGCGCCTACGCTCTCGCCGCTAGGCTCGATGCCCAATTTCTCGCACGCATCGAACGCGGCCAGCACCCAGGCGTGCGGGATTAGGACACCCTCGACCGAGGCCGCGTAGTCAATGTCGAGCTCCTGGGCGACGATGATCGGATTGTCAATGTCCGCGACCTGTTTCGCGTACCAACCGTCGTCCTTGCGCGGGTCATCGCGCCAGTGGAAGGTGAAGACCTCTATCTTCCCCGCGTGGCGCTTCTGCTCGAACGGATTGCCCAGACCGTTGGGCGTCGACACGTCCTGCCGGCAGTTGGTCGTCTGGCTAAGAGCCGCGTCGATCATCAGCGGATGTTCCAGGAACGCCGCTTCGTCGACAAAGTAGATCGACTTCCTATCGCCACGGCCGATGTTATCGCCGCTCTCACCCGTTATGATCGAGTCGCTCTGCGGGAACATGATCCGCATGTGCGGGGCGTGACGATCGGATTCCCAACCCATACGGAACTCAACCGGCAGTTCGTCCATAAAAAGTCGCGCCTTGTAGAACAGCGACTTGGGGTCACCGATCCGGTCGACGTATTCCTCCTTGCGCGACCCGAAGCCCACAGCGAGGCCGCGGTGGAACAGGCAAAGGGTACACGCGAGCGCGACGCTGAGCCAGGATACACCGCTGTCGCGACTCTTCTCGGTGATGCCTGGTCGCTGGTCACGCCAGCACTTGATGACGAAATCGATCCACTCGACCTGACGCTCGAACAACACGAATGGCACCAAGGCCGGAAGACCGCGCTCCACATTGCGCGGGTCGAGTGTTGTTCCCCAATCAGAAACAAAATCCGCCGGATTATCCCGATAATAGAGCTTCAGCGGTTCCAGCAGACTAGGATCCGCGCGCAGCCGCTCAAGGCGCTTGATGCGCTCTGAGAAGACCGCTTCATAATTGGGATTGCGCCAATCGAACGGGAATCCCAGCAAGCGTTAACCCTCACGTAACCGGCGGTACGCCTCCGAAGGTCCGAGGGTCATGTCGATTGGCCCACCATTCTTGCCGGTGTGCTCATGCTCGCGCTTGTCGCGCCAGAGATCGGAGCGACGATTCTTGAGCCAGAAGATGCACGCCGTCGTGTCAGGTGGCACTTCTTCCTCGTACTCGATGAGCATCTCGTTGCCTTCTCGGTCAAGGAGGGCCTTCACAACCTTGCGCGAGTAGCCCGTAGCGCGAGTGTATAACCGATGCGCAACTTCAGCATCGGAGCGCTCTTTGCCCTCTTTTAGGGCTATACCAAACTCAGGAATATCATCCTTCCAACAACGAATCGTCTTAACCGAAACGCCAAACGCATCAGCCAAATCCTGTTCCGTCGAGCCAAGCCGCGCGAACTTACGCGCCCAGTCAGCAAAGTCAGAATCATAAGTTGGCGGTCGCCCAACAGGGCGCGCTATCGCGGTGGTGGAGGGCATGAAATCCTTAAAGGCGCGTTGCGCGTCCCGCATCCCTTGACGCAGAATTCACGCAAAAGAAACACAACAGATGCTCTCGACCCCATTATCGCGGGAAGTTTCGCACCCTAATCCTTAGCGCCTATAGTAAAATCCAGCCCCTGTAAAGCACTATTTTTACCCCACCCGCTTCCGTCGCCCATACTGCGGCGTCCGCAAGTCCTTATCCTCCGCATAAACCTTCTCGTAATCCCCATGCGGGAACCACGCCGGAATCAGCCTCCCGAACATCATCGTCTGCACACGGCAGCCCTTGGCATCGAGCCAGAGCACCACGCCCGTTGCCCCTAGCAGCGACCGCACGCTATCCCCCACCTTGACGTCGACAGAGAACTTCTCGGCCTCCGGAAGCTTGAGCTCGCCGTCAGCGGTGACGGCCCGCTCCATCAGCCGCGCGACCTCGCTGTCGGCCACCGGGTCCGGGTACTCGCCGCCGATGAACCGGGTCCTCTCGCCACAGCGGTTGCGCACGTCGTGCCAGACACTGCCATCCGATCCGTCGAAGCTGATCAACATCATGCCGGCCGACAGCCCCCGCACCATCTCCCGCGTCGTGTTGCGCCACGTGCGCCGCTCAACGTAGCGCGGCCAGATCGCCCGGTACGTGGCACCGGCCAGCCACCGCGGATCCGGGTTCGGCGCTCCGCCCGCGAGGTTGCGCAAAGCCAGCGGCTCAAGCCCGAACGAGGTGAAGGCGGCGTGCCAGCGATCGGTCAAGGTTTGCATCTCCCCAAGCTGTGTGCTGGGGAGCGCTTATAGCTTGGGTTCGGGGGCGGGTAAAGTCGTTTGATTATGGTGGGATAGGGGGTGGAAGTTAAGGTGGGACTTTAAGATCGCCCAACCAGCGAAGGTGAGTAACCTACCGTAACGTCCAGCGGTTACGGCTCAAACCCGCAGAATCCCTTGAACGTTACTACTGTTACCCCCGTAACCTATATATTAATAAAAGAGAGAAGAAAATAACGCTACGCAAATTCTTGGCAAAGAGTACGACATAGGTAGTTACGGGTAACGGTAGGTTACGCCTAAGCAATATCAATAAGTTAACCCGTAACCGCGTAACCCCCTATTCGGCTATTAATAGCTATCGTAACCTACCGTTACCTACGTAACCCCCACTTTAGCTCCATAAAACCAAACGATGATCAGAAAATAAATACCTATTTACCCGCAAACCACCGCCCGCTATAGTAAGCGGGCTTAGCGTATCGGGGAGGCGTTATTGTCCGAGCAGATCGTCGGGGCTTGGTGGGAAACTTTCCGCAACACTCACGTGACGCCACGCCAAGTGGTCACGGCCGCGATCGAGGGCAACGAGACGATCCTCGCCGCAATCTCGTCTTACGCCGAGGAGGACGAAAGCCTCGTCAGCGCCCTCCGCCGCTGGCTCCGCAAGCACGAGTGCGTCCCCTTCGACGGGCCAGACGGCAACCGCGTCTACTTTATCCTGCGTGATGATGCGCGGTGGCAACTCTATCCCATTGTGAACAAGGAAACGGTAGCGGCGTAGGAGCTTCCGTTGGAACCGCTCCGGGGCGATACGCCCGCAGCACTCGACTGGCTAGCCCGCTGGGAGCCCGCTGGACCTTGGGTCGTCGTCGCGATTGAACCCACCAAAGCCAAAGAGCAGCGAGCGAAGACCGAAGCCCGCGTCTTCTATCCTGGCCAGGAAACCACGGCCGCTGCGTTCATCGACGGGTGGCAGGGTATCTGGAACCTGTACTTCTCGGCTAACCGCGCTGATCCGTCGATCCGAACGTCGCCGACCAAGGAGCAGATAACCCACGTCATCTCGCACTATGTCGATCTGGATCTACCTGGAACCCAGGACCCCGAGCAGGAAGCCAGCCTCCTAGCGCGTTTACGCTCGCTCGAACCCCCACCGCCGCTCATCATCTTTTCCGGAGGTGGCTTCCAGGGTTTCTGGCGGCTCGACGCGCCAACGCCGCTCTCCGAGTACGGCGACCGCGCTGAATCTGTTAACAAGGCGATCCAGCGGAACGTCGGCGCGGACTCCGTGCAGAACCACAACCGGCTGATGCGGCTGCCCGGCACGATCAACGTCCCCAACGTCGTGAAAGTGGCCAAGGGTCGTCGGCCGATGTTGGCGCGTGTCGTCGACGCCGACTGGGAGACGACATTCTCCCTGGACCGCGACCCAGTGCCGCACTACCCCGATGACGGGAGCCTGCCGCCGCCCGACGAACCCGCGTTCGGCGACAACGCGCACACGCTCGAAGGTCTCGACGCCAAGCTCCGCAAGCTTATCAAGTCGGGCGACGCATCCGAGCACTCCAACGACCGCTCCAAGATGCTGTGGTACGTCATCTGTATGCTCATTCGCCGCGGATGGAACGACGATGAAATATACCCATTTCTCACGGATTCAGCCTATGGGCTCAGCCAGCACGTGCGGGACCAGGGCAACCCGGCAAGCTACGCCAACCGACAACTTCGCAAGGCCCGCGACGCCGTCGATAAGGACTGGTTGCGCAACCCGAAGAGCGGTGCCGTGCTCAAGGACAATCCTACCAACATCGAGCGCGCGCTGACCCAGATGGGCGTCCGCGTCACATACGATATGTTCGTAGGGCGCGATAAGCTCAATGGAGCCGGACCCCTTCGCTTGGTCAGCGACCGGGAGAACGTGTTCCTGGCACACGAGATCAACCGACGCTTCGGCTTCCTACCTACCATTCCCGCATTCAACGAGACGATAATCGACATTGGCCAGCGCAACTCCTACCATCCCGTCCTCGACTACCTGAAATCCCTGTCTTGGGACGGTGTCCCCAGGATCGAGAAGTGGCTCATCGACCACGGGGACGTCGCCGACACCGAGCTCAACCGAGCGATAAGCCGGTTGATGCTGGTGGCCGCCGTGCGCCGCGTGCGTCATCCGGGGTGCAAGTTTGACGAGATGCTCGTCCTTGTCGACCCGACCCAAGGCACGGACAAATCGTCTCTGCTAGCCGCACTGTGCCCGCGCCGCGAGTGGTTCAGCGATTCGGTGCACCTCGGGTCGCGAGACCGCGAGGCTATAGAGGAGATGGCGGGGCGCTGGATCATCGAGGTCAGTGAACTTGAGGGTATAGGCAAGCGCGACGTCGAGGCGGTCAAGAAGTTCCTTAGCAAGACCGTGGACTCCGGGAGGATGGCTTACGGTCACTTCACGATAGACTGGCCCCGTCAGTGCGTCATCTTTGGTACGACCAATGTCGAGACGTTCCTGCGCGACAGTACCGGCAACCGCCGCTTCTGGCCCGTTGTCGTGCGCAAGCGGTTCAACGTGGCTGGGCTTATCGCCATCCGCGATCAACTATGGGCCGAGGCCGCTCACTACGAAACGCTGGGCGAGAGCATTCGCCTCGATGAGTCCCTCTGGGTGGCGGCGGCCGAGGTCCAAGAGTTCCACCGTATCGAGGAGCCGTGGGCCAGCACGATAAATCGGCAGCTCAAGGACCGTGTTGGCAAGATATTCACTGATGACATCTGGACCATCATCGACAAGCCCAACGAGCGCCGACTGCAGACCGATAACGCCCGCCTCGGTGAGGTGATGCGCGAGATCGGCTGGGAGCGCAAGGTGCTCCGGCTGCACGGCGCGCCGACTCGTTGCTACGTTAAGGGCGACGCTCGCCAGCGCGAGATATTCATCGCCACGTACCGCCCTCCCAACGCCAAACACGCGCTCTACTTCGGCGACGGCGCCACCTATGAGGCCGCGCTCACCGCCGCCCAACTCCAGGCCGGAACCCAAGAGCCGCCAAAGTCATACGACGACCGCTTCGGTACCCGTGAGCCCCAATTTAGTGATTTCGGTCCGCGTGATCGGACGATAGACGAAGAAGAGGACCCGCCGTTTTGATCTATTTTCTCTGGCACCCTCATCGCGAGGAGATAAAGATTGGCTTCACTAACGATCTTTACGCTCGAATCAAGCAACTCAATTTGCAGCATCACTGTAAGTTTGCGGTACGGTTGGTAATTCCAGGGATGCAACGCGACGAAGGTCGTTTACATCGGCGTTTTCAGTACTTGAACGTGAATGATGCGCCTGGACGCGAATTCTTCTTCCCAGCTCCGGAGCTTTTGGATTTCATAGATAATCACCGCCTCCGCACCGTAGCACCAGAGAGCTTTGTAGAAACAAGCACCTTGCCGACCGGCGTGAACGACAACGCGACTATTGACCTAATTGAGCCAACTTTTACCCAAGTGAGCGATAAACCGCCGGAGATTATTCGATCAATTCCCTACGAACCTGTGGTTGCACTTCGACAGGCGGTTACTGCCAGAGAAAAACTGTCTGCGGTGGAGATGTTTCTGTGTCCGCTCCCTGGACTGTTAGGTACGGCACACGGCGCTCGATTCTGCGACATAGGACTCAAGCTCGTTAGGAGCACGCAGGCTGTTAGGTCTTGGTTGTACGATCATGAGCCGTCTAGTGAGTTTCTTTTCCATCTCCGTGCTGCCCAGGTTCGCGCCATATTGCGCGAGCGCGCTGGGGGACCGCCTTTGACCGATTTGGAGAAAGAGCAGCTTCGGCGCGCTAAACGACCGCTACACTTTATCGCCTCTGAGCATATTGTCATGGGCAAGGATCTCTCGCGAGCGCACTGGGCGCTGACTAACGCACAAGCTCTCCTCTACAATGCCCGCCCGAGAAATACAGAGGCCGCGACGCGTATCGGAAGGATAATTCGAACGCTGATGGCGCTGCGGTCATCTCTCGATACGTTGGCGATCAAAGAGACTGGTCTTTCGCCAGCCGTCTATTTTGGAAAATTCTCAGAAGAGGAGTCAGTCAGATGAAGTTTATAGACGATGTATGCATCATCGAGCGCGACTTGCCCTATCCGCTGTGGCGCGAGCAAGTCCAGTTGGCACTTATCCAACACTACGGTGGTGAGGCTAATCTACCGCCGGATGCCACGGACGAAGATACGCTGGGCGATCTTTACATCGATTGTGACCCTCCGCGCGCCGTCGACTGCATCATCGCCATGTCAGAGCCGGAAGACGACATCCCGGATGAGCGCACTCCCGAGGAACGTGCTTGGTGGGACGAGTTAGAAGCCGAGATCGAAGCTATGGGGAAAGACTAACATGCCCCACCCTCCCCTAACCAAGACCGAGCATGTGATCTTAGGCAATCAGGTAACTATTTTGCGTGCACTAGCGCTGTTATTAACGAACCCGATTGCGCATCCCACTCCGCACCTCGTGGCAATGATGGCCGACACTTCAATCCACCTCGACAATAGCGCTGGCCTGACGCAGGGCTACATCGACAGCCGCCTGCCCGAGGAGGCAAGCACGTCCGTCATCGGTCGCGATACCCCAGATGGCACGCAGCCATGGGATGTGCCTTGGCCGACATAAGAAAGGACTACCCCCATGCTCACCATAATCCTCACCGGCCCACAGGGCTGCGGCAAGACCCAGATTTCCGAGCTCCTGGTGAGCCTCCTGGGAGAGACCCGTACCTACCTCCTGATCGACGGCGATTACCGCGACGGCGACCTGACCACTACCCCCGACGTGCTGATCGTGACCGGCCTCACCGATGCCGACGTCAAGCGCACCCGCGACCGAGCCATCGAAGACTGCCTAGTAGCCCAAACCGAGCGCCGCGCCAACGCCTCCTAAATTTTACTATTTACTAATCACCCGCCACGCGCTAGGCTCCCCTCACCGCTAACCGGAGAGCATCCGATGCAAGCCCAGACCGACTCCGAGCACACCGCCCGCATCCGTGCCGCGATAGCCGAGCTCCGCGCGTCCCTGATCGCCGCTCGCGATGTCGGCCTCTTCGCGTCCCTACGCCGCGTGGCACACGAGGGCGATGGGTTGTACGTCCCCGACACGAAGGTCTACCTCGCCGACGCGGACCTCGACGTCTACGTCTCGCGGCAGCTTATGGGCGATGAGCCGTGACCCCCGACCAGCGGCGCGACTACGACCGCGCCCTGACCGAGCACGACAAGTGGGTGAACTACGACGGTTACTACCGCCGGGGCTACCGAGACCCCCGCTCTAAGCCGCCCCCGCGCAGCTACGTTGGCTACGCGTTCTGGCTGGCCGGGCGCGACAACCGTCGTAAGCACGACCGCGCAGCCTATTTTGCCGCGAATCCCGCGTTAGCCGCTAAACACCGCGCTCGCCTCTTCAAC